GGGTGTAGACAGTTTGATATTAATGAATTAGCTGAAAGATATTCAAATATACCACTAAATGAATTAATAAGATTACAAAATGGTATAATTGAGGTGACTAATCAGTATGTTAATAACCCTGATGGTACCACTAGTGAATATAATAGTTCTAACATTAGTTTATTTGATACTGAAGGTGTTGTTAATGAAGATGAAGTTAATGATAACCAAACTCAAGTTAGATCTGTGACACCCGAAGAATTTCAAGGAATTAGGAGAGAAAAAATATTGGAAATATTGTTAAACGAACAGGATTATTTTGAATATATCGAAGAGAATAACCCGTTTATTTATCAATCCATAAAAGATAGCATTAAATTTTTCAACCCATCTTTCCATTCTATGACACCTGAAGGTTTAAACTCTAGATTGACATTTTTACAACAATGTCTTAGACCGGGTGAAACAATACCGACAGTAACCGAACAGGGGACATCAGTAATTGACGCTGACAATACAGCTTTTGGACCACCACCAGTTTGTGTTTTACGTATAGGTGATTTTTACCACACAAAAGTAATATTTGACTCTATTAACTTTAATTACGACCCATTGGTATTAGACATGAACCCCGAAGGTATTGGTGTACAACCAATGATTGTAACCGTACAAGCGAATTTCAAATTCATAGGTGGTCAAGGGTTGGAAGGACCTGTAAGTAAATTACAAAACGCGTTATCGTTTAATTATTTCGCGAATACTGAGATGTATGACGTTAGAAGTGAAGTTAGACCTAAAAATACACCAACAGTATCGACATCAGAAACTAACAGTAATACTGGTAATGATTTTTTTGATGTATCATCTACAGATAACGATACAGGAACCTCATCAGTTGATAACGGTGAAACTGATAGTGGTGGTGATATTACTCAATCAATTGAGGATTTGGCATAAAGTATAAAAAAATATGATATCAGGAATAACGTCTTATGGTAACCTATACAATAGATTTTTAGATTCAACTAAAAATTATTGTGATTTTACTTTGTTTGGTATTAAAAATCTATATTACTACCACAATCAAGGTGTGGTGGAGGAAACTTTTAGATATAAAAAATACGAGTTTGGTAATATTGTTGGAGATTCTATTAATTTATTAGGTTTTCCTAATGATGCGTTAGAAAGGATTGATAACATGTACACCTCGTTGAATTCTAAAATAGAGTCCGAAAATAGTGTATTACAAACATTATTACCACAACAAACAAATAAAGAAGATAGGTTGTATATAAAAAAATTACTAACGGATAGACTAAAAAGTAGTTGGTTAGAAATACGACAAAACGTCACTTTATTTCAAATTGATTTACGTGATAACCAATTATCTTTGAGTAAAGTTTCAGATAGGATAAATTTAGTTTCAAATTATTATGATGGTTTTATTAGTGGTACCGCCGCAAGTATAGTTGTACCTTTAGTTTTAGATTCTACGGGTACAACAAACGGAGTCACTGGATTAACACAGTCTGTTGGTTTGTTGAACGATAAAATTGATACATATATTACGACATTAAAAACAAATATAAATCTTAGGTATGACACTGTGTTGGAAAATTATGAAGAATATTTTTTCTTTTTTCATAAACTATTGAATTATAATATACTACTTAAATTAGATCCTTTTGTTAATCAAAAAAACGCTAAACAACTTTTGGAATTTAAAACCGATAAACTGTTTGTCGAACTTTTAGATTCAACAAATGTGAATATTGGGTATAAACATACGAACAATTGGTCTTATGTTAAATCTGAATATGAAAGGAACATATTTTCAATCCTTAAACCTATGTTTAACTATGACGTAAATAAGTTTTCTGAGTATAATTTATATGATAACACTTTAAATACAACTTTGGACGAAATTAAAGGTGAATTACCTACAGAACAATTATTTAGTATTAACTTTACTGAAAGTCCCACTAACGTATCATTAGTTAGCCAGTTCTTTAAAAATACAATTGTAGGATCTAATAACGATAGTTATAATAATAAAGTCATTGAGAATATAACCATAAGTTAATATGTCATATTACAATAGATATAATGAATTTTTATTGGATGGTGAAAATAAAATAGTACCATTAATCGATATACCCACCAGAACTAGTGATAGATATGTGGTTTATAAAGTCGGTAAAAGTAGATTGGATAAGTTATCACAACAAATGTATGATACCCCATACTTTGGTTGGTTGATATTACAAGCTAATTCTGGTTATGGTACACAAGAGTGGGACATACCTGATGGATCAATTTTACGGGTACCATTTCCACTTTTTACAGCGTTACAGGACTATAAAGACGCGTTAGATAGACATTTCTTATATTATGGCAGATAAAATACTAAATGAGAATGAAAATGTATATACACAATCTATCGGGAATAATATTTTACTAATCGACCCTAATAAAGTTGTTCGTAATGGTAAAGTTGAAGATAGATTAGTTAGACATGAAGATTTGGTTATGTACGCTAATCTTACCGCGGTACTAACCCCTCGTTCTAAAGTAGTTTCAGGTCAAGGCCAATCCGACTCCGAAGTATCAATTGAATTGTTTGATGGTGAATTAAATTTCTTAAAACCCCAAAATAAAACATCTTTGGATAGTGATTGGACTGACGCTTTTACTGATACCAACATCAATAAAATTGAAAGGAATGAAACTGGTAATCAAAATGGTAAATTATTTAATAGAACCATAAAAAATACTAATGATTTTCAAGGTTTTGGTATTACGAGTATAAACATAAAATTAGGTGCGTCTTTTACACCACAAGTCACTATAAACTTTACTGATGTACGTGGAAAAACATTATTTGAACAAGGTGATGTTGCGACACCTTATACCGCTTTTTTCCATTTACCATATCCTACATTTTATTTAACAATTAAAGGTTATTATGGTCAAGCGGTTAGATACCAACTATCGTTGTTAAAATTTAACGCGTCATTTGATTCATCGACTGGTGACTATACAATCACATGTCAATTTATAGGAAATCACATCGCTTTACTAAGGGATATTACCTTACAACAAGCTATGATAGCACCATATATGTATCCTAATGTAATTGAAAGTGACGATTCTAACAATAGTGGTAAAGATGGGTTAGGGTTTAAAACACTTAGAGAGGTTTATAACATATACAAGTCTAAAAAATTAATACCTGATGACTTCCCAGAAATAACAATATATGAACTTGTTGGTATAGTTAACAATTTTACAAAAGAATTGGAAGAAAATTTTGGTGATATAAATCTATCATTACTTGATGACCAAGCTTTATTTCAAGACACGTTAACTAAATTTTATAATTCTGTCTTAGGGTCTAATGGTTGGTTAAATACGTATTTAGATATTACTAACTTAAAAACATTAACCTACACTGACGTTGATGGTAACCCAACACCATTTAACGTATATAGGGTATTAACCAATTTAGACAATAATGTTGAAATAATTGATGAAGTTTTAACATCAGTTGAAGATAAATTAGATACTAAAATATCAGATTTTAAACGGATTCTTAGTGAAAACCCCACTTTTGGTGATTTAATTACTGATGATATTTTTACCACAGCTGATAGTTACAGACTAAATAATTTAAAATCGTCTATTGATGACTTTAATAATTCATTTGGTAGTGAAACACCGAGTGGTTGGTATGTATTATTTGGTTTAAATAATTCTTTTGAGTCACAATTTAATAGGTTACAACAAAATTTTGAGAAAAAATACAAAGATGAACAAACAATTTTAACTGAAAGGTTGAATGAAGCGTTTGAGGAAACTTTAGGGTTTTTTCCGTCGATAAGGAATTTAACCGCTGTTGTTATGGCGGGTACAGACACTTATTTACGACTCTTAGATATTGTTCACGAGAAAGCTTATGATAGAAGATTTGACACACAAAGAGTGGACGCTGTATTAGGGTCAAATACCTACCCAGACACACCAAACGGTCAACGAGTTTGTTTTCCTTGGCCAAACTATTATGAAACTGACAACCAAAGTGGTGAAGTTTCCATCCAATACCCTGGTGCGTCCACTGTATTATCTAGAACTGGTGCGATAAACCCACAATTATGGCCTGAAGTTCAGTTTGTTGAAGAATATATTAAGACGGTGAATTTTAGATTCAACAAAACCGTTTCATTGTATGAAAATGAAGGTATTGTTTTGGATTTTATTCCAATCTCTGTCAGAGATTTTCCATTTATTGGTGATCCGTTTAACGTCACACTACCCTCCATCGATTTAATATGGGAAATTTACGAAAGATTTTTTGATTTTGTGACATTTGGTGGTTTTAAAAACTACACCACAGAAGGTAATACCCAAAATGTAAATAACTTAATTAATGAAATATCTGTAAACGAGTCTAAAAATTCGGAGAAAAGTGTGTTAGAGTCTAATCAACTATTAGAAACACTTAAAACTATTGGGGTTAATTACAACACATTTACCAATTACCTTAAAGAGAATTCATTTAACAGATATATAGAACACGTTAGTGGTAATTTTGTAACTGGTTACATAAATAATCGACCAATAGTTGGTAACAACATCCGAAACACCAATTACGGTCTATTTCCAAGTAATTTAATATTCAAAACTGATGTCCAAGGGTTAAATTCTGGGATATATGATGATTTGTTGAAATCAACTAACTTATCAGAAAATATTTACCCATTTAACTTAAGCAGTTACAACCAATACAAAAATAACTTATCTGATGGTGATAACATTACCGATAGTGACGCTTTTGGGTTATTTAACGTTGTTAAAATTAATGGCCAAAGTAAAACATATAGTACCACAAATCGTAAGTATTTTTTCTCTAATTTAAATTGGGATAATAGTGGTACATTAAAAACTCTGACGGAGAACAATATAACCGATATAACAAGTTATTCTACATCTGAAGAATTTAATTCATTTTTTAATGATAAACGTTCTACATTAAGTGAACAAGACATAAATGAGGGATTACTAATCGGTAATGATGGATTACTTCAAGTATCATCAATGATGAATACACCATATTTCGCGAATACCATTCTTAAATCATATGAAAATTTAATTAATGGTATTGAAACTCCATTCGCTGAATCTGCTTATTTATTTTTAAATTCATTACCCATATCCTCACTGAAGGAACGAATATTGAAATCAGGTGGTGACTATGGTCCTTACATCACACCACTATTAAAACAAGTTGTTTCACACCATAACGTACCTTATTCTTTTATTTTAAAGTTAGGTTCTATTTGGTGGAGATATAAAAAAGGTTTAAATAATGATGATCCAATTTCACCATTGATTGGTAATTTAGGTGATGGTACTGAATACGATGATTACGTTGGTGTGTTCGGTAACGTGTCTGAAATAACAAACAATGACTTAACGTTTGAGTACGATGGTGACACACAAAAAGACTTGGGATTATGGTTAAGACTGGTTGAAGCTACTCATTTTATTATTACTGGTAAAAATGTTATAAATGAAACTATAACCGGTGATTTAAACTCAGATTTACTTAATGGTTTCACATTAAATACTGAAATAAATGATAATTTAACTTTTAGTGCTGATAATAATGGGAATATTAGGTTTGTGACAACTTACTCTAATTCTACCGAAATCGTTGATAATGGGTTAGATGGTTTCAATGGCGATTACTTTATATTGTATCCTTCGGGTGGTGAACTACCAAATACCGATTTAAAGTTTAAATATCAAAATGTAATTGACGAACCACAATTGTATGATGGAAGTTGTAGATTTTTATGGGCAGGATCACATTATGGTTATTTCAATCACAATGTGTTAGGTCCTATATTTTCAGACCCTAATTTTTATTTAAAGAGTCTGTATACAACATCTCCTGAACAGAATTCATGGAATTGGTTCGTTAATTCGGGTTCTACAAATAGGGTCGATGATTTATTGTCTGTTTTCCCTACCGAAGTTTTAGATGTTTTTGAAAGTGAGTTTATAAACTTTAGTGAACCTATAAACTCAAACACTACAATAGTTAACGGTCAGTATACCACATTTAAAGAATTATTTACTGATATTATGATTTTACCGTACACCCCAAGTAATAGTGGTGACACCAAAAATTTAAGACAGTATGATAGGTTTTTAGACAAGGTTGGTTTGTTCTTGAATCAAGAAGTTTTATACAAAAATGGGTCAGTTAATGATTTAGACACTGTTGTTTATGTGGGTGGTGAACCAGTGTCCACATATCAAATTTTGTTGTCGTTAATATATTACCATTCTAACGATAATGAAATTAAAAATAGGATAAATAACCAATTAAGAACATCATCAAACGATTCAATAGTGCTTGTGGATTTCACAGAAAATGGTGAGTTTACGACACCGACTACTGATGAATTCACAGTTAGGACAAGAATAAACACGTCAAATTATGTTATTAATGATAACGATATAACACCAACATCTTTGGTTAATGAATTTTTCCAAACAATAAATGTTGAACCTACCGAGGAAAATATAATCGTATACTCTAACATATTAAAAATATATTTCACCTACTTATCTTCGACACCTAATGGTAATTTACAAGACTTTTTAGTTCAAACATACAATCGTTATTATTTGTCGGATAGTAACAGTGAAACATTTAATATTTTTATTACAGAGTTTACCAAAAAATTAAACGAATTTGACCGTAATAGACCAACTCAAGATGATTCAACTAACTTAGATAATAGACCTGAAGTTAAATCGGATTTATTAAAATTAGAGTTGTATCAGGTATTTAAGACAATGAATGATAAATGGATATCTGGTACCCAAGTTGGTGGTGAAGGTGTTAGAAATGGGTTACCGTACTATAATACGTTATTTGAAAGGTTTATGTTTTTGGATAGAGCTAATAGAGATATTGGTAATGACGCGGTTATAGATATATTTTATTTCCAAGGTCTAGGTACACCTGATACTGAGACACAGTCTGTTAAACAAACTGTAGCTGGTTTCATAAGTAATATGTGCGCGAAAAATTACTTCAATTTTATACCATTACCCGCTTACGTTAATTTTTACGCACAAACCAATAGTGGTAACATAGCAGCACAAGGTAATGGTATGTTTGGCACCTATAGACTTGTCGATAGTACTAAATCTAATCCAGTTTACCTGTGTCAATATGTTGGTGAACCGTCAAAAAATTTAGATATTCGAACAAAAGATTATGGTTACGTTAATGACGCGTCCAATTTGGGTGACTCAACAAATAACTCTTTAATTAATCCAAATTCTGTTAGTGGTGAAGATATTGATAAAAATAATAAAGTGATGGCGTTCACTGTTGATATTGGGATACCGAATCAAAATATCTTTCAAAGTTTATCATTAGACCAAAGTGAATTTCAAAATACTTCGGAATCGTTTAAGATTACCGAAGATTTGGGTCAACAAGCGAGTGGTAGACCTGTCGCTGTTAATTCTCTTAATTTATTTAACTTGTATAAATCTAGAAGTTATAAAGTACAGGTAAATTGTATGGGTAACGCGATGATACAACCGACGACTTATTTTCAATTAAGGTACGTACCAATGTTCGCGGGGTCTTATATGGTTACAGAAGTTCAACATAATATAACACCAAATAACATGAAAACATCATTTGTGGGAACTAGAATACCTATAAGTAATTTCCCCAAAGTCAGAGATTTGGTTATGAGGTTGGATAGTTCTTTCTTAAAAAAATTGAGACCATCAGTAAATAAGGAAAATATTATTGAACAACCCGCATTAGATTATTGGGAATCTCTACCACAAGATGAAGAAATAACACCAACCACAACGCTTGGTGACATTATTTTCGGTAATCCAGTTAATTTAGAACTTGTGGCTTACCCAAGTTTTATATCTGGTTTACTGAACCCGAACAGATGGGAAGAAGTTAGAGTTAGAAGAGATGGTACAGAAAGAGTACACTACGCTGTAGACATAGCACCAAAACGTGAGTACAAAAACACAAACATCAATATTTTGAGTCCTATAGATGGTATCATAACAACAATTCTAGGTGGTTGTTCAGATACAGGTGATAGAGATATTAGAGCTAAATGTAATGGTGGTGCTGGTAACCATATTGTAATTGATAAAATACTTAGTAACCCAGGTGAAACATCATATGTTCCTAATGCTTTGGTTAAAGTCAGAGTTAGGTTGTTACACCTAAAAGAGGATAGTTTAATAAATAAAAATGTTAATAATCCGGTTAATAGAGGTGAAACAATAGGAATTATGGGTAATTCTGGAAATAGTACTGGTACACACTTACATTATGAAATTATATCTTACACATTAAATAATGAGTTAAAGGAAATTGAAAAGTATGAAAACCCTAATGACTTTATCACAATACAATAATATTTATAAAGAAAAGAATTATGGTTTCTAATGATTTAAAAAGTAAATTGGATGGTTTCTTAGGTAAGAACACCAGGTTAAGTGAAGTTAATACAAATTCAGAGTCACAAGAAGTTTGTGATTTAGATACTGGAATTTGTTATACTGTGAGAACAAGAGACGGTTTAATTGAAAGAACCGAAAATAAAGTGAAAGTCAATAGAACTGTTCACGTAGAATCACCTAACGGTAACGTAAAACAATTGTTAAATGGGTAAGTTGGAAAAATCTATTTTAGAGGAAATTAAACGATTTAAACAAATTAATCATAACTCTAACAATCTAAACGAACAAAGTGTTGGTGGGTTCGGTAATTTAGGTATGGGTAGTCATGTTAAACGTATTATGGGTGATATGTATGAACAGGAAGAAGAAACCGAAGATTTGGAAGGTGATGATGAGGAAATTACACCAGAAGAAACACCCGATGATACTGACTCGGAGGTAGGTGATGAGGAAATTACACCAGAAGAAACACCCGATGAAATTGAGTCTGAGGTAGATATTGATATGGGTGGTACCGAATCTGGGGGTAAAGAAATTGATGTTACAGATTTAGTTAAGTCACAAGAAAAAATTGAAGGTGAAATCACCACAACTAAAACCACTGTTGACGACACGAATGAAAAATTATCATCATTATTAGGCAAATTGGGTGATTTGGAAACTCAATTACTGAGTATGGATGAATTAGTAAAACAGATAGACACCTTAGATAAAAAAATAGAAAAATTTAGACCAAAAACTAGTGAGGAAAAAATGGAACTTAGAAAATATGATTCAGGTCCTTTTAATCAAACTCTTTCTGATTTTTGGGATGATAGTCAAGATAAATTTGAAAAGACTGGAAAAACTGATTATATTTTGACAAAATCTGATGTTGAAAATTTTAGTGACGCGGATATAAAACAAAGTTTTAACCCAGACTACGAAAAATAATTTAAGTCCTAAATTACTTCATAAATCACCCTACGGGGTGATTTTTTGTTTTTTAACTAATTGACTATCCCATAAAAATGATTACAATTATTAGTAAGTAAAAAAAACAAATTTAAATTTTATTATTATGAGTACATTAGACGCGGTTTTATCACAGTATGAAAAAAACAAACAAACAACAAGTACAACACCTAAATTGTCACAAGAAGAGAGATTGAAACAATATTTCAGTATCGCTCTACCAAAAGGTGTTAAATCAGCTGAAAGAAGAATTAGAATCCTACCCGCTAACGATGGTGGTTCACCATTCAGTGAAGCGTATTTCCACAATGTTCAAGTACAGGGTAAGTGGATGAAGTTATATGATCCAGGTAAAGATTCATCGGGTAAACCAACTGGTGAAAGAAGTCCTTTAAATGAAGTTGAGGAAGCTTTGAAATTAGCTGGAGATGAACAATCAAAAGAGTTGTCAAGACAATACAAATCGTCAAAATTTTACATTGTTAAAGTTATTGACCGTGACAATGAAGAAGATGGTGTTAAATTTTGGAGATTTAAACACAATTGGAAGGGTGATGGTATTTTCGATAAATTGATTCCAATTTGGAAAAACAAAGGTGATGTTTCAGACCCTAAAGAAGGGAGAGATTTGATTTTATCACTACAATCAGTACCACTTCCAGGTGGTCGTGGTGAATATACCACAGTTTCATCAATAATGTATGAAGACCCACAACCATTGAGTGATGATAAATCTAAAACTAAAGAATGGTTGTCGGACGAAAGAACTTGGTCCGATGTATACTCACAAAAACCAGTAGAATATTTGGAAGCTATTTCTAAAGGTGTCGAACCAGTTTGGGATAATGAACTTAAAAGGTACACTTATGATGATCCTTCAAACAAAACCAACTCAACTGTTGATATGAGTCGTAAACCAGTACCTACGGTACAATACGAAGATCCTCAAGAGGATGATGAACCAGACGACGATTTACCTTTCTAATTAAATTAAATATTAATTTCTGACCCACCACATGGTGGGTCATTTTAACTACACAATTATGGCTCTTAAAAAAAGAAGTTTTGAAGACATTAAAAATAAATATTCTAAAAAAGCTAAGTTTAAATCAGATCGTTTTTTCGATTTGGGAGAAGCTTTTTTGGATGCTACCGGAGTACCTGGTCCAGCTATGGGTCATATTAATATGTTTCTTGGACATAGTGATACCGGAAAAACTACAGCTTTGGTAAAAACCGCAGCTGACGCTCAAAAGAAAAATATATTACCAGTCATCATTATAACTGAACAGAAATGGGATTTTAAACATGCTAGAATGTTAGGTTTGGAATGTCAAGAAATCTTGGATGAAGAAACTGGTGAAGTGGATTGGGATGGTTTTTTCTTGTTTAATAACAACTTCGAATACATTGAACAAATTACCGACTACATTAATTCCCTTTTGGATGCTCAAGAAAAAGGTGAAATCGAATATGATTTATTGTTTATGTGGGACTCGGTAGGTTCTATACCCTGTAAAATGACATTTGAAGGTAAAGGTGGTAAACAACATAACGCCGCTGTTTTAGCTGATAAAATTGGTATGGGAATTAACCAAAGAATCGGTAAATCTAGACGAGATGATTATAAGTTTACAAATACCTTAGTTGTTGTAAATCAACCATGGGTGGAGTTACCAGATAATCCTTTTGGCCAACCTAAAATCAAAGCGAAAGGTGGTGAAGCGTTGTGGTTAAATTCCACACTTGTTTTTAGATTTGGTAATCAAAAAAATGCTGGAACAACAAGTATAGCTGCTGTTAAAGATAAGAGGAAAGTTAAATTCGCGGTCAGGACTAAAGTTACCATCATGAAAAACCACGTCAACGGACTTGGTTATGAAGATGGTAAAATATTGGTAACACCTCACGGGTTTTTAACTGGTAAAGACGCGGCTGAAGAAAAAACATCTATTGAACAGTACAAAAAAGATTATTCTGATTTTTGGGGTGATCAATTAGGTGTTGGTGGTGACTTTGTATTGGAAGAAACCACAGAAGACTAACTATTGTCAAACAATCAAAAAAACTGTCTCGTGACAAAAACCTTATTAATTGATGGGAATTCATTATTGAAATATGGATTTCATGGGTTAAAGTACCTAAAAACTTCGGATAAATTAGCGGCTGTTTATTTCTTCCTTAATACTATTAGAAAATACATTAGTGAAGAAGGGTACAATAAGGTTTTTGTCGCTTGGGATGGTATCAAAAATTACGAGTATAGACGAAATATATACTCACAATACAAAATACAACGAAAACAAAATAATTTAAGTGAAGAGGAATTATTTTCGTTAAATTCACAAAGATTAAGAATCAAACAGTACTTAGAAGAAGTTTACGTTAGACAGTATGAGTTTGAAGGGTATGAAGCGGATGATTGTATCGCGTACTACTGTAATAACACAACAGAAAACGTTACAATAATCACAAACGATAGGGATTTGGTTCAATTGGTCAGACCTAACGTATCGATTAAATTTTTAAACCCCCCACAAGTGTTCACCCATAATGACAAAGTGAAATATCAAGGGGTCGACATACCAATACAAAACATAAAACTAATCAAAATACTTTGTGGTGATTCTTCTGATAATATATCTGGTGTGAAAGGTTTGGGAGTTAAAACTTTAATTAAACATTTCCCAAATATATTATCAAAAACCTTGTCATTAGATAGTGTACTAACTGAAACTATTAACATATTGGAAGATAACCCTAAAAATTTTAGACTTAAAAATTTAGTTGAGGGTGTCACAAAGGATGGGGTGTTAGGATCTAATTTTTTAGATAGGAATATCAAATTAGTTGATTTGAGTTCTGTCAGTTACCCACCTAAGTTTGAGGTGGAAATGAACCAAATTATGACAGATACCTTAGATCCTGAAGGTAGATCATATAAAAACCTATTGAAAATGATGATAAAAGATAATCTTTTTGAATTTATTGGAAAATCCGATAATTCATTCTTAAATTTTGTACAACCTTTTATTTTATTAACTAGAGTAGAAAAAAACAAATTCAAAAAAAAATAACCATGGAAAGAAAAGAAAACCAAAAATTCGAGTTCATTTTAAAACTCAACGAAAACATTGTTTGTCAACGTTATTTTAGTGTTAAAAATTACGTAAATGACAGTGAAAATTCTTTAGATTTATATGATTCTGTGACATACATATGTGACGACATTAAAGATAATTTAAAGTCAAATACGATTAGTGTTTTGAGTGAACATCACAATGACGAGATAAATAATTTAGGTGAAAATGAAGAGAATTTTACGATAACTGTCAAGAAAGAAAATCATAATATAATCGAGAGAACCTTCCCTGCAAATGTGTATCCCCCAAGAGTTAGATATTCTGTGGACATTAGGCCAAAAATTTCACGATATCTAAAAGAAATTACTGACATTTTGTCAGATAAAAATAATGATAAGAAGTATCTAAATTACGAACTTTAATAATAACCGATACGTATTTATAATATAAATTCATATATGACTGGGACTGAAAATTTTGGATATTTAGGTTACAATTTTCAATTAAAACTAATTAATCTTATAATCACTGATAAATCTTTCGCACAATCGATAATTGATGTTATACTTTCCAAGTATTTCGATAATCAATACTTTAAATTGATTATGCAAATGATTAAAGAGTATTATGAGAAATACCAAACAGTCCCCTCATTTGATACTTTGGAACAGGTCACACATTTGGAAGTCACCTCAGAGATGGCTAAAAAATATGTGATGGACATGTTGAAAGAAATAAAGGAAGTCTCATTTGAAGATCATCTTTTTATTAAGGAAAAATCTGTAAAATTCTGTAAACAACAAGAACTCAAAAAAGCTATTAGAAAGGTCGAAAAGATTATGGAGAATGGTGATTTTGAAAGTTATGACAAATGTGAGGAATATATTAGAGAAGCTATCAGTATAGGTGAAGGAGATAATGGTAGTTTAGAAGTTTTCCACAATTTAGAAGAGGTTTTGAAGGATGATTTTAGAGATCCGATACCTACTGGTATTTCTGGGTTGGATAACCTTTTAAATGGTGGGTTAGCTAAAGGTGAAATTGGTGTTATATTAGCACCAACTGGTGTGGGTAAAACCACGGTTTTGACTAGATTCGCTAATACCGCTTTTAATATGGGTTACAATGTTCTACAGATTTTTTTTGAAGACAACCCCAAAGTAATTCAAAGAAAACATTTTACGTGTTGGACTGGTATACCATCAGATAAATTATCTGACAATAAGAAAATAGTTTTAACTAAAGCTGACGAAATGAAAAAAAGTGGTGGTAAGTTAATCCTTAAAAAATTAGCGTCTGATGAGTTTACAATTACACAGATTAAAAACCAAATACGTAAGATAATATCTGAGGGGACAAAAATAGATATTGTATTATTGGACTACATTGATTGTGTGGTACCAGAAAGAAGTTTCGACGACGAGTGGAAAGGTGAAGGGTCGGTTATGAGGAAGTTTGAAGCTATGTGTCACGAGTTAGACTTGGTTGGTTGGACCGCTACACAAGGTAACAGATCTTCTATATCCTCTGAAGTTGTAACCACAGACCAAATGGGTGGTTCAATTAAAAAAGCTCAAGTAGGTCACGTGATAATATCAATAGCTAAGACTTTACAACAGAAAGAAATGGGGTTAGCTACTATCGCTATAACCAAATCTAGAGTCGGTAAAGACGGAGTTATATTTGAAAACTGTACATTTAACAACGCGACGTTGGAGATTGACACCCAATCATCGCAAACGTTCTTAGGTTTCGAAGAAGAAAAAACAAATAGAAACCAAAAAAGAGTTTTGGACGCTTTAGAAAAAAGGAACAAAATGTTAAATCAATAATTAAAAATTAATTTATTATACTATGAATAAAACTACTAACAATATTAGTAACGGCAAACTTTTCACTGAAAGAATCGCGTACAAACCTTTTGAATACCCCGAGTATTATACTGAAGGTTGGTTACCACAAGCACAAGCTTTTTGGTTACACACAGAAATATCAATGCAAGGTGACGTGAAAGATTGGAAAGAAAATTTAGAACCCCACGAAAAAAACTTGGTCGGAAACATTTTATTGGGTTTCGCTCAAACAGAATGCGCGGTTTCAGACTATTGGACGGGAATGGTAACAAAATGGTTCCCAAAACATGAAATACGTCAAATGGCGATGATGTTTGGGTCACAAGAGACCATTCACGCGGTAGCGTACTCTTATTTAAATGAAACACTTGGTTTGGAAAATTTTGAAGCGTTCTTACATGAACCTGCGGTTTCATCCAAATTTGAAATGTTGATGTCAGTTAATGGTGATTATACACATGACGATTTGTCAACCAATGAAGACGCTAGACGTGAAGTCGCTAAATCATTAGCTATATTTTCAGCTTTCGCTGAGGGTGTCTCATTATATTCATCATTCGCGGTACTTTATTCGTTTCAACTAAGGAATCTTTTAAAAGGTATTGGTCAACAAATGAAATGGAGTGTTCGTGACGAGTCTTTACACTCTAGAATGGGTTGTAGATTGTTTAATCACATGTGTTCAGAATATCCAGAACTCAGAGAGTCAACCAAAGATAGTGTTTATGAAGCAGCTAAAGTGATAGTGGAATTGGAAACTAAATTTATTGATAAAATGTTTGAACAAGGTGATTTGGAAAATTTATCATCTTCAGACCTTAAAGAGTTTATTAAACAAAGAACGAATGATAAATTAAGAGAGTTAGGTTATGACAGTCTATTCACCGTTAACCAAGAAAAAGCTAGTAATTTAGACTGGTTTTACCATTTAACTGGTGGTATAACACATACAGACTTCTTCGCTTTAAGACCTACAGATTATTCTAAAGCGGGAGAGGATGATGATTGGGATAACGTATTTTAAAAATATATAATTATGAAAAATTACGCAGAACATTTAGGGTGGGAAGTCGATGTGGACTTCCCAAGTTGGGCTAATACCCCAGTTTATGTACAAACAATATCTAAGGGATATCTTTGTGGTGATGAAAAACCTAAAGACGCTTATTGGAGAGTTTGTACCGCTGTAGCTAAAAGATTGAATAAACCTGAGTTAGCTACTAAATTTTTTGATTACATATGGAGGGGTTGGTTGTGTTTAGCGACACCAGTCCTATCAAACACCGGAACTGAAAGGGGTTTACCGATATCGTGTTTTGGTATCGATGTTGGTGATTCCATCTATGAAATTGGTATGAAGAATTTGGAGATGATGTTATTAGCTAAGAATGGTGGTGGTGTTGGTGTTTGTGTTAATCAAATCAGACCCGCTGGTTCACCAATTAAAGATAACGGAACTTCTGATGGTGTTGTACCTTTTTGTAAAATATATGATTCTACAATTTTAGCTACAAATCAAGGTGCTGTTAGACGAGGTGCCGCGTCAGTAAATTTGAACATAGAACACGAAGATTTTATTGATTGGTTGGAAATTAGGGAACCTAAAGGTGACGTAAATAGACAATCACTTAACCTACACCAGTGTGCGGTTGTTGGTGATAAATTCATGAGAAAACTTGAAGCTGGTGATCCTGAAGCTAGAGAAAAATGGGTAGCGTTGATAAAGAAAAGACGACAAACGGGTGAACCATATATTATGTATCGTGGAAACGTTAATAAACAAAACCCTGAAGCTTATAAAAAGAATGGGTTGAAAGTCTATATGACTAATATTTGTTCTGAAATCGTGTTGAACACTGATGAAAGTCACTCTTTTGTTTGTTGTTTATCGTCACTTAATCTCGCTAAATATGATGAGTGGAAGGACACTGATTTAGTGTATACCGCTACTTGGTTTTTAGATGGTGTTTTGGAAGAATTCATTCAAAAAGCTAAATACCGACAAGGGTTTGAAAATTCAGTACGTTCAGCTGAAAAAGGTAGAGCGTTAGGTTTGGGTGTTTTAGGTTGGCATACATATTTACAACAAAAAGGTGTACCTTTTGAGGGGTTACAAGCTCAGTTTGAGACTAGAAGAATTTTCGGTCAAATTAAAAATGAAACAGAACAAGCGTCAAAAGATTTAGCTTCTGTTTATGGTGAACCTCTTTGGTGTGTGGGTACTGGTTACAGAAATACCCATTTAAGAGCTATCGCACCAACAGTATCGAATTCTAAATTAGCTGGTGGTGTTTCAAGTGGTGTTGAACCTGTCCCCGCTAATGTGTGGACAGAACAAAGTCTGAAAGGTACTTTTATACGTAAAAATTCAGTATTGGAAAAAATATTGAAAAAGGTTGGTATAAACACAAAAGAAGTTTGGGATCAAATCTTAGAAGATGGTGGTTCAGTACAAAATATTAATCAATTGGATGATTGGTTTTACGTTAAAGGTAAATTAACAC